TCACAAACGACCTTTTTTATGAATAGAAAGAACAACGCAAACTGCATAAATAAGCGTTTATGCAATGTTTTATTGTCAGAACTTCGTACCTTGGAAACGAAGTGTGATCGGATAACATTTGAAGTATCCGCAGTAAAAGAAATGATTGCCTCGTTACCCCCTGACATAGGCACTATCATTAGTTCTATCGAGCGTTCTGCTAAAGAAATGCACGAACAAAGCATAATGCATCGGGAATATGTGGAAAGGTGCATTAATGGTGAACCTAAGATACACCTAATAAGGAGGGCTGACAATGGACTTTGAAAAGGAAGTATCAGAAATATATCCCTGGATATTACGTGTAGCGAAAAGATTCTGCCGATCTATGCAGGATGCAGAAGATTTAGCCGGTGACACGGTGTACAAAATGCTTATAAATCGTGATAAGTTCGATGTATCAAAACCTTTGAAACCGTGGTGCCTTGCTGTCATGCAGAATACTTATATTACGCAGTACAATAGAAACTCTCTCATACATTTTATTGGATATGATTCAGCAGTTGAAAATGCTTCTTCTGATTATGCTTCTAATTTGGCAATGTTTAATGATGTTGTGTCTGCCATTCGCCGGTGTGCCCAAAAATCATGTTGTATGGATAGCTTAATATATTGTGCTCAGGGATATTCCTATGACGAAATAAGTGAACTGTTGAATGTCCCGACTGGAACAGTCCGAAGCCGCATTTCATTTGGTCGGAAGATGTTATATCAAGAACTTGATTATTAATTCGTTAAAAATGGTTTGAAAAAGGCTGTTGAAGAAAAAAAATATCTATTTTGTTAGGCTATTACCTAACAAATGACTATATTTGCAATACCAAATAACATAAAAGTCAAACCAAAAAAAGTGAATTATGGAAACAAAGTCTAATTTTAGAGCCAGAGTGATGAAGTATGCTCATCATCTCCTTTCAACAACAAAAAAGAGTTGGAAATATTGTCTGCTAAAAGCGTGGGAGCTTTACAGACTTGCTAAAAGAATGAGAAGCGGTGAAGTTAAATTCGCCTATGAGAAAGTGAATGGCAGTATTCGTTATGCTATCGGCACTCTTAAAAATGTGCCTGCAGGTGCGACAAACAAGGGTAAACGTATGACAAAACCTTCTTATAAGACTTTCTCTTACTTCGATGTTGATAAGCAGGAGTTTAGAAGCTTCAAAATTGAGAACCTTGTAACCGTGTATTGATATGACTCCATTAGAATACTACTTAAAGAGAAAAGAGGATAGCAGGCAAGAGCTTGCTACCCTCATAGCACAAGCTAATCTGCTCATAGGTGATACACATATCAGCCTCAACACCCATGCTAATCAAGGGAGTAATATTGGGAATATAAAAATGCTTTCTCAACAATTACAGCAGCTAACAAGCCGTATCGAACTGGAAAAGCAAAAGGGAGATATGCTTGAAAGTATCTGCCTGACACTAACCACGGAAGGGTAAGTATATGAAAGCCACTTTGTTGAAAGTTACCGGAGAAACAGTTGAGATTTCTCCGGTGAATGGGAACTGCTTTACCCTAAAAGAAGCGCAGAGTTTAGTAAATGGCTATGTTCAAGTCATTGATATTTGCCCTAATAAAATAATGATAATGAATGAGGAGGGTAAATTCCACTTTGAGTTGAATGTTGAGGCTACCCGGATTGCATTAATGAATAGTGCTATTTTTCCCGATGATTATATAGCCGGTGACGCTATTGTGTGTGATGATACTATGTTCTAACCCTTTAATTTCAGAAAATATGAAAACAATTTATAGAGTAGAATCACCAACTGGTGAAGTTCGTGTATTGGAAGTGTCTCGTAATGAGACTGGATATAATGTTTACATAGATGATTCAAACATCTGTGAGAGCATTACTGAAGAAGAACTTACAGAAGCATTAGAGAACCCCAATTTTTAAATATGAATCAGAGTTTTCCATTTTGGAAACAACTAATAACAGAATAGATGAGTAATAGTATTGCAGCCAATGATATCATTCAAAATATCGACGATCTGTTAGCTGAATATCCGGTTGATGAATGTATTAACATCTTACAGGAAGTGGTAAAGCAGATAGATGTGCGTATTAAGGATTTAGTGAACATACATAATAAATTAGAAATGAATAAAAAAGTAATATTGCCATGCCCATTTTGTGGTGAAATACCAGTGTTAGAACGTCAATATTTACCTGCATCACTCTGTTTATCATGTAAGAATGATAATTGCTATGTAAATCCTGCTATAGAGATTACTGTATTTTGCAAGAAAAATAGCGACGGTTTTACGTTTGCGCCTCAATTTGAGCAGCATGAAAATGAAATTATTGAAAAATGGAATAAAAGAAACGTTTAAAAGTAGAAAGAAAGGAGCATTATGGAAACTAAAACATTCAAACAAAAACGTCTAGAACTAATTAAAGACGCACATGATAGTGTTGTAAAATCACTTGCAAAAACAAAAGGAAAATGTTTTATTCCTCTTGATGAGAAACATGTATTAAAAGAGCACTTTAAAGGTTATGACCATCTAGAATTATCTGTAGTTGAGGGTAGGGTACATTGTGAGTTTTACCACGACTTATATTATTCTTTGCTTTTGGATATATCCGAGGACCCGTATTTAATTTATCTCGCTGATTATTTAAACGATAAATAAAAAACCATCTTCTTTTGAGGATGGAACAAAACAATAGAAGTATGAATAAAGATGTTTTAATAGCATATGCGTATGACGGAATGAGACATACCTATGAAAAAGAAGTAACTTCTATATCTGTATGGATAAACGGAAAATGCGGACACCAAGTTAATGATGAAAGCGTTTCCGCTTTGCTCAAAGAGGCAAAGGAGTCCGGCAAGATGCAAATATACATCTGTGATAATAAAATGGACGGAAAAATAGATGCGTTTGGGAGTACTCCCTTGTACACAAACGGACAATTCAGCGTAAACGAATTGGTATATAACGGAACCCTTGTTTGGTCAAGGTTTAAACAACAATCGCAAGGAGGTAAATTATGAGTGTAGCTTGTGTACAAGACATCTACAGATGCGATACTTGTAAATCTGCATCAGACGAATACGGAAGGGGTTGTAAGCACGGGTTATTATTCCCGCTACTTCTCGTTATGGCAAACAGCCGTAAATGTGAAAACTATGAGTTTGACTCGGAAAAGGCCGAACTCCATTTACAGAGAAAAGATAAAAAAGAAAGGAGCTAAATATGGAATATAGTAAAACAGGTCAGTTTACCGCCAATCAAGAAAAGCTGTGTAAAGAGATAGCTATTCGGATTAGTAAATTGCGCAAAAGCGGTTGTTGTGTTTTCGGTAAGGGAGATGAATTACGTGTATATAAAACAAAAGATATGGAGCACGCACAACCATTACATCTTTCTACTGGTAGCGATTATAAACACGCTCTTAAGTGTCTTCATGCCGGACGTATAAACGATAGTGGAGCAGATGATAGCGAATACTTTGAACAGGGATATATAACCGAAGAATAACCCTCAATACGAAAGTAGAAAGATACTATGTTTGTAAACGTTCAAAATAATCGCTCGTCGGGACGAGTGGTCTCGCCCCTTGCCGCTGGGCGTTCCCCGACCGAAGAGTAGCTAAAAAGAATAGGCGTAATAATTGAATTACTAACTTTGTAAATGAGAATTTAACAATGAATTAGTAACCAAAACTATTACACCTATGGTACAAAGTAAAGGAATAAATTTTAATGGTCAAAATATCTACATAGGTATTGACGTACACCTGAAGAGTTGGAGTGTAACCGTAATAACGGAGTCCAATTATAAAAAGACACACTCTCAAAAACCTTCAGCAAAAGAGCTCTTTGAACATTTGAAGAAACATTACCCCGGTGGAAAGTATCAAGCTGTATACGAATCCGGTTTCAGTGGGTATTCTACTTATTATTCTTTGAAAGAATATGAAATAGATTGTATCATCATCCATGCTGCGGACGTTCCAACCACCCAGTATGAAAATGTGATGAAAACTGATGCCATAGATTCAGAAAAACTGGCAAAGTCACTCAAAAGTGGTATCCTAAAAGGGATATATATTAGGGAAAAAGAAGGCTTGGATGATCGCAATCTTGTTCGTTTACGCAAGACTTTGCAGAGGCAACTTGCCGGTTATAAATCCCGTGTGAAACATTTGCTCTATAATAATGGCGTAGAGTATCCGGCTTGTTTTGATAAACTCAGTTTACACTGGTCTAAACGATTTATATTATGGCTAAAGAATGATGTTGCTCTATTATCATCAACTCGGTGTAGTTTGGATCTGTTGTTAGATCAAGTTGAATTGTTTAGGAAAAACCTACTCAAAGCAAATCGTATGGTGCGTGAGCTTGCCAAGAATCCGAAATATCATGACCAGTATGAAAACTTAATCTCCATACCAGGAGTTGGGACTACTACTGCCATGTGTCTACTAACTGAAATAGATGACATAAACAGATTCCATAACCAGCGTGAGTTTGCTTCCTTTTTGGGGCTTATCCCATCATGTCATAGTAGTGGAGAAACGATATGTAGCATGGAAAAAACCTTTAGAGGTAACAAACAATTGGGACCACTAATTATCGAAAGCGCATGGGTGGCAATACGTTATGACAAAGCTTTGGCAATTGCTTATAGTGAGTATTGCAAACGTATGAAAGGGCAGGAAGCCATAATACGCATTGCAAGAAGACTATCAAACAGAGTATTAAGTGTACTTAAATCGGGTAAAAAATACCAATATGACAGATGTAGATAACATATCAAAAACATATTTGGACAAACATATTTAAACGACTCCTATTTGCTCCTGGATGAGTATTGTACTTCATCTATAGAAAGATTGTTGCGTTTATCCTTTTAGTCTGAAGTAGTAAATTGTTGCTTGGCATTGTACCAAGTCAACTTATCGAAGTTTGTCTAATAGGTTTTATCAACGGAACTGAATCAGGGTGGAACTGATAACAGACCATTGGCAACCGAGGATATCTCCTTGGGATGGAATGTATTGTTTCTTTAAAGAATAAGAGTTCGTAGTAAGTGATTGATAATTAATAGTTAATGTATAATAAAACAGTATTCAATTATTAGGAATACAACATAGAAGGGAGCCATACCAATGGCCAGAGAATCAAAAACAATCTTCTTTTTCAGTCGGAAAATGCCTTTATGAAAATGCAGGAGTTCGTCCTTATTACTAAACAGCTTGAACTGCCAGAGAAGTGCGATGACCTGTGCGGTAATCGTAGCGATAGCCGCACCCTGTATTCCCCAGCCAAAGCCGTAAATAAAAATAGGATCGAGTATCGTATTAATGACCACGGTAGCAATCGTAGCATACATCGCCTTCTGTGGATGCCCTGCGGAACGAAGTACCGCATTCAGGCCCAGGTAAAGATGGGTGATGACATTTCCCCAGAGGATAACCACCATATAGTCGCGGGCATAGCCGACAGTCGCCTCACTTCCCCCGAAGAAGTAAAGAATCGGATCGAGGAAAATCAGGGTAAGAACCGTAAAAGCCAGTCCGATGATAATATTTAATACCAGCACATTGCCAAGTACCCGTTGTGCCGTATCATAATCTTTCTGTCCCAGCTTCACCGATACCAGTGTAGCCGCTCCCACACCTACCAGCGAACCGAAAGCCGCTGCAAGGTTCATCAGCGGAAACGTAAGTGCCAGCCCCGAAATAGCCATTGCCCCCACCCCGTGACCGATGAAAATACTATCTACCATATTATAAAGAGAAGATGCCGTCATGGCGATAATTGCCGGAATGGCGTACTGCATTAAAAGCTTCCCGATCTTTTCCGTACCCAGCGCAGTGGGTGTCTTTTGTCCTGTCATACCTATTGTTTTGAGGGCGCAAAGATACAAAAAAGAGACGGATTACAGGATATATGAGAAAAGTTTCGTATTTTTGCCTCCAAAATTGAGTTAATACATAACGAAATGAATATATTAGAACTAAGTGAACAGGAAATTATTCGGCGCAATAGTCTGAATGAGCTTCGTGCAATGGGTATCGATCCGTACCCCGCTGCAGAGTATGTAACCAATGCTTTCTCTACTGATATAAAAGCAGAATTCAAAGATGAAGACGAACCGCGTCAAGTTTCTGTAGCGGGCCGTATTATGAGCCGCCGCGTGATGGGCAAGGCTTCGTTCATCGAACTGCAGGACTCTAAAGGTCGTATACAGGTATACATCACACGTGATGACATCTGTCCGGGAGAAGACAAGGAATTGTACAACTCTGTATTCAAACGCCTGCTCGACTTAGGTGACTTCGTAGGTATCGAAGGTTTCGTGTTCCGTACACAAATGGGCGAAATCAGTATCCATGCCAAGAAACTGACCGTACTTGCCAAGTCTATCAAACCGCTGCCTATCGTAAAATATAAAGACGGCGTAGCTTACGACTCTTTTGAAGATCCCGAACTCCGTTATCGCCAACGTTATGTGGACCTGGTAGTAAACGAAGGCATCAAAGAGACATTCGAAAAGCGTGCCACCGTAGTGAGAACACTGCGCAACGCCCTCGACGAAGCCGGATATACGGAAGTAGAAACACCGATCCTGCAATCCATCGCAGGCGGAGCAAGCGCACGTCCGTTCATCACTCACCACAACTCACTGGATATAGACCTCTACCTGCGCATCGCAACGGAACTTTATCTGAAACGACTCATCGTAGGTGGTTTTGAAGGTGTATACGAAATAGGAAAGAACTTCCGTAACGAGGGAATGGACAGAACCCACAACCCCGAATTCACTTGTATGGAACTTTATGTACAGTACAAGGATTACAACTGGATGATGAGCTTCACCGAAAAGTTGCTGGAACGCATCTGTATCGCCGTAAACGGAAGCACCGAAACCGTTGTAGACGGAAAGACAATCAGCTTTAAAGCTCCTTACCGCCGTCTGCCTATCCTCGACGCCATCAAAGAAAAGACAGGATATGACCTCAACGGCAAGAGCGAAGAAGAAATCCGCCAGATCTGCAAAGAACTGAAGATGGAAGAAATCGACGACACCATGGGCAAAGGCAAACTGATTGATGAAATCTTCGGTGAATTCTGTGAAGGCAGCTACATCCAGCCGACTTTCATCACCGATTATCCGGTGGAAATGTCGCCTCTGACAAAGATGCACCGTTCCAAACCTGGACTGACCGAACGTTTCGAACTGATGGTAAACGGCAAGGAACTGGCCAATGCCTACTCGGAATTGAACGATCCGCTGGATCAGGAAGAACGCTTCAAAGAACAGATGCGTCTTGCCGACAAGGGTGACGACGAAGCAATGATTATCGACCAGGATTTCCTGCGTGCTTTGCAATATGGCATGCCTCCTACATCCGGCATCGGTATCGGTATCGACCGTCTGGTGATGCTGATGACAGGACAGACCACCATTCAGGAAGTACTGTTCTTCCCGCAAATGCGTCCGGAGAAAGTAATCAAGAAAGACCCTGCCGCCAAATACATGGAACTGGGTATTGCAGAAGACTGGGTGCCGGTCATCCAGAAAGCCGGCTACAACACAGTAGCTGATATGCAGGATGTTAATCCGCAAAAGTTGCACCAGGACATCTGCGGAATCAATAAGAAATACAAATTAGAACTGACCAATCCAAGCGTGAACGACGTGACCGAGTGGATAAATAAACTTAAATAAGTTGAGAGTTGAGAGTTGAGAATTGAAAGTTGTTACTTGAACAACCTTTTTAATGACCAACTCTCAACTTTCAACTTTCAACTTTCAACTAAATATGAAACTACCCGGTAAGATAGCGATAATGGGCGGAGGAAGTTGGGCTACAGCCATCGCAAAGATGTGTCTGGCTCAGGAAGACTCTATTAATTGGTACATGCGACGAGATGACCGCATCGCTGATTTTAAGAGACTTGGACATAATCCCGCCTATCTGACAGGGGTGAAATTCGACACGAAGCGTATCACTTTCAGTTCTAACATCAACGATGTCGTGAAGGAATCGGATACACTGATTTTCGTCACCCCCTCTCCTTATCTGAAAGCTCATCTGAAAAAGCTGAAAACAAAGATTAAGGATAAGTTTATTATCACTGCTATCAAAGGAATCGTACCCGATGACAACGTGATTGTATCGGAATATTTCACAAAAGAATATGGCGTACCACCCGAAAACATCGCAGTACTGGCAGGGCCCCGCCACGCAGAAGAAGGAGCGCTGGGACGCCTCTCTTATCTGCCCCTCCCCTGCCCGGCCCAGGCCCAAC